CTGTAAGAGCAAACTATACAACTGGCTTAAAATTTGCTAAGTGGTTAGGTTTAGAGGAAGAAGGATTAATGAAAAAATTTGGCTTTGATGGTTCAGATCAATATATGTATGCGAGGTTATTCTAATGGGTTGGGTATCAGCAATAACTGCAGGTCAAGCAGCAGCTGTATCGGTTGGTACATCTATAATTGGAGCAAGACAAGCATCTGCAAATGGTAAATTTAATCAAAGTGTTTCAAATAGAAATGCTTTACTCAAAGAACAAGAAGTAGAAGCTATTGAAGCTAAAAAAGAATTAGATCTTGCTAAATTTGATAAACAGTTTCAAGTTCTTGAAGGTGAAGTAATCACAAAAATATCTACTTCTGGTGCAGAGCTTTCTGGATCTGGAATGAGAGTAATGAGATATAACGCTGAACAAGCAGAATTAGAAAAAGATATGATTGCTTACAATGCTGAAATTAATAAATCTAGAAAATTTGAAGAAGCTAACTTTGCTAGAATACAAGGTGATATTGCTAGACAAAATGCTAGAATGACAGAACTTTCTTATTATTCAAAAGCAGGAGAATCTTTACTTAAAACCTATGGATAAATATTATGCCTAAGATACCTACATTCACAGCAGGAAGAACAGAGATGACAACACAAGCTAGTGGTGTCACTAGCAATATTCAAATATCTCCAAACTCAACTATAGCTTCTGCATTATTGCCTGCTACAGATGCAATTACTAATTATGCTGTAAAAAAAAGAGATGCCACAGAAAAACTTGAAGCACAAAAAATTGTTTTAGAATTAAAAGCTGAATCAGATAAAATTAAACATTCTCAAAAAGATAACATAAATGAATCAGAAGCTATTGATATTTTTAAAAAAGAATTTGATCCTTTGGTTCAAAAAACTGTAGGAAATTTAAAAAACAAAAGAGTTCAAAAATTAGTTAATGATCAAATGCTTTTAGAGAATGCTGAAAATGTTTACACATTAAAAAAACAATCTTTTGAAGCATTTGAAAAAGAAAGTGTTAGAGTTTATAATGATACTCAATCATCAAACATTGGTAAATATAAAACTTCGGATGATCCTAAATTAAAAGAAAAATATAAATCTGAACTATATAGAGCTGCAGAAATATATAACGATGCTCATAATCTTGGTGAAAATGATTTAAAAAAAAGAATAGAAGTTATAGATAATGCTTTATTTATTACAGATGCTGAAGGTTTTATTGGATCTGATGAAGGTGTTAATTTAATTAAAACAATAGATCCAGGTGATTCAAAGTTAAATAATGAAACTTTTAGTAAGGCAATGTTTAATGTTTATAAAGATAAAATTGAATCAATAACTATTAAGGGTGATCCAGATGCAGACTTTGAACAAGCTCAAGAATTATTAGTTGAGTTAGAAAAATTTGAAAGATCAAATGGTCACAAAGTTGTTGATGGTGCAAGAGAAAAAACATTTGCTGATTTAAAACAAAAAATATTAAATGAATCTATTGGTCATGATGATCTAGTGTTTCAAATTGAACAAGGTGCAGAAGTTGCTGATTATTCTAAAGCTCAAAGATCAGCTCTTGGATCTTCATTTTACAATTCTTTAGTATTAGAAAAAAGTGGTGCTACTGCAAAAGCATTAGCTAATGAAGCTCAATCAGAATATGATAAAAGATATGAGACATGGTTAGGTGCTAATAGTGATGCTACAGCTTTTGAAAAAAAACAATATGCTCAAGAATTAAATTTAATGCTAGTAGACAAATATACTGAAATTGAATTACCACAATTAACTACATTTAATTTAGAAAAAAATAAATTTAATGTTCAAAGAGAATTAAATCAAGTTGAACTTGCTGCTTCTTTGTATTATGAAAATCCAGAAAATCCTAATCTATTAAAGTCTCTATCAAAATTAAATGGTTATGTTGATAAAAAAGGCAATCCAGATGTTAATGCTTTTTTAAATTTTTATTTACCTTTAATAAAATCTAGAAACAAAGATTAATTATGACAGAGCTTAGTCAAGAAGCAAAAGATATTCTCCAATCAATAAGAGAATCTAACGAAGCAATTAAACCTGTTACTTCTGGTTTAGTTAAAGAACCAAATGAAGATGATTTTAATTTTTTTTTAACACTTCAAGATATGGCTTTAGCTGTACCCAAAGGTGTTGTTAATGCTGTTGAAGAACAAGGTGATTTTATAGATGCAAATATTGTAAATCTTGGTGGTCTAGAGTTTGGCGATAATGATGGCAGAACAACTTTTAGAGATTTTATACCTAGATATGTTCCACCTTCAAAATGGAAATCAAAAGATAGAAATATAGCTACATTTGCAAAACCAGAAACTATGGCAGGTAATATAACAGAAGGTGTGTCAAGATTTCTTACAGGATTTTATGGACCAAATAAATTTTTAAAAGGAGCAAGTTTAACAGGTGGTGTTGTTAAAACAGGAATAAGAGGAATGACAGCAGGAGCTGTTGCTGATCTTACTGTATTTGATCCAGATGAAGGAAGATTATCAGATATGTTGGTTGAATTTGATTCACCATTATTAAACAATGCTGTTACTCAATATCTTGCAACAGACGAAGACGATACTGAAATGGAAGGTAGATTAAAAAATGTTTTAGAAGGTATCGCTATTGGTGGACCATTAGAAATATTAATGGGTATCAAAGCATTTAAAAGACAAAAAGCAACTCAAAATATTTCAGAAAAAAACAAAATTCACAAAGAGTATGGTGATGCTATTAAAAGTTTACAAAAAGCTAAAAAGAAACAAAAACTAAAACCTATTGATGTTGGTGTTAGAGTTACACCAGATGATAGGGGTAATGTTGGTACTGTAATAAGTATGAAGAGAGGAGCTATAGAGGTTGAGTTTATATCTAAAGACGGAGCAAGAGCAGTTAAAACATTTAAAAAATCAGAATTAAAATCAATAGATAAAACTCCATTAAAATTAGATCCTATTGTTAAAAAGAAAATAGCAGAAGGTAATGCAGCTATTATTAATATAGATCAAGCTATTAAAGATATTGAAATATCTAAAAAAAATGCAAAAGCAAATTCAGAATCTTTTATTTCTAAAATATTAAATGTAAAATCTTTTAAGAATGCCAATCAAGTTTTAAAAACTATTGATGATATATCTGATTTATTTGATGACCAAGCAAAAGAATTTTTAACTAACGATGTTTTGAGAAACGATGTTGCTGATGAACTCGCAACAATAATGGCTAGAGATAAATCTGAAGTATTAAGAGCATTACCAAAAGAAGCCGCTAGAGCAAAAGAAGCAGTTATTAGAATGTTGGCAACTAAAAAAATAATACAAGAAATTGCTTTAGATGCAAAAAATTCTGGTGAAAAATATTTAAAAGAGTTTGGTGAAGATGCTAACAAATGGAGCAAAGAAGCTAAAACAGAAATAGCATTAAGATCTGCAATCTTGCGAGACACTATTTATTACTTAAAAGAACAAATTAGAGGAGCAGCTCGTGTTACTCAAGCAGGTAATATTCCTGTATCAGCTTCAAAAGGAAATGTATTAGAAGTAGAAAAGATGGCAGACATTGTTAAAAGATTTTCTGGAGATCCTGTTACCATTTCTAAACAATGGAGAGATGGGAATGTTCAAACTGTTATTGAAACTTCTGGCAAAACAAAAGGTCAAAAAACAATAGAAGTATTTAACTCATTATATATTAACTCACTTCTTTCTGGAATTTATACTAATGCACTAAACCTTAAATCTGGATTATATGAAGCACTTATTAGACCATTAGAACAAATAGCAGGTGGTGCTGTTAGGTTTGATACTAGATCAATTCGTTTAGGTTTTGCTCAATACTATGGAATGATTATGAGTATGGGTGATATTATGAGAGCAACAGGTCTAGCAATAAGACAAGGTGATGCTATTCTTGATCCTTTATCAAGAACTCAAGATAACTTAAATATTGTTGGTGGAAAAGCACAAAGAGCTATTAGTGGTTCTAATCTTGGTTTCGATGGTAGAGCAGGAAAAGCTATTGATTGGATTGGTACAGTTCTTGAGTTTCCATCAAGACTACTAATGACAGGTGATGAATTTTTAAAACAGGCAAATTATCGTGGAAGATTATTTCAAAATGCTCTTGATAATACTATGGAAAGAGGTTTAAAACTTTCATCAAAAGAAGGTAAAGCAAATATAAATAAAATATTTAAAGAAGGATTTGATGAAAATGGAGCAGCAAATATTAAAGATAATCCTTTTAATAAAGAAGCATTAGAATATGCAAGAGAATCTACTTACACAAATGATTTAAGAGGTGGATCACATTTGAATTGGGGTAGTGCATTACAAAATATGCTAAACAAAAATCCAGAATTTAGATTCTTAGCACCTTTCATAAGAACACCTACTAACCTTTGGAGACACTTTAGTAATCGTATTCCAGGTCTTGGATTACTTACAAAACAAAACATGGATCTTTGGAAGTCTGGAGACAGAAGAGCAAGAGCTGAAGTTTTAGGTAGACAAATGTTAGGAATATCTGCTGCTATGTATGGTTATCATTTAGCTACAGAATCACTTGTAGATAAAAATGGAAATGGCTTTCCAAAATTAACTGGTAATGGACCAGCTAATTTCCAAATTAAAAAAGCATGGATGGCTCTTGGTTGGCAACCTTATTCAATAGGTTATATTAAAGAAGATGGTTCAATAGGATATAAACAATATAACAGAATGGATCCTAGATTTTATATTTTAGGAATTATTGCAGACTTAAAAGAAAATGCACAAAACATTAATGATCAACAAAAACAAGATATGTTTACCTCTGCAGCAATGTCAGTATTTAAAAATGCAACTAACAAAACTTATTTAAGAGGTATATCAGATGCTATGGAACTTTTAGGTGATCCAACAGAAAATAAATTATCTAGATTTGCTGGTGGTGTTGTTGGAAATGCTATCCCTTATGCTTCATTAAGAAATCAAGGTATACCATATATTTTAGAGCCAGATGAAACTGCTTATGAGATAAGAGGATTTGTAGATTCAATTAAAAATAGAGCAGGAATGAAAGAAGATTTAGAACCTAAAAGAGATTTTTTAACTGGAGAACCTATTGAGAAAACACCAAATAGTTTATACTTAAATCCAGATGGAATATTATCTTATTCATCTATATTTCAAGGTTTTAGTTTAGTAGGCAGAAAAACAGAGGTTAAAGATAATCCTGTATTATTCGAGGTTGCTAGACTTAAAATACCAATGGTAGAACCTGCTAAAATTAAATTTAAAACAGTAGATTTAACAGAATATAAAATTGATGGTCAGTCTGCTCATAACTATTTACTTGAAAGAATAGGTAAAACAAAAAATAGTATGGGTGAAACTTTAATGCAAAGACTAGATAGACAATTTAAAAGTTATTCATATCAAAGACTTCAAGAAGGTGATGTTAATTATGATGGTGGTAAAGAATATCAAATTAAAAAGATTATAGAGAACTATAAAAAAAGAGCTGAAAGAGATATGTTATTAAAATATAAAAATCTTGCTAAAGACATTAATAATGCTAAAAAGAGCAAATACAAGAAAAGAGGAGTTAAAACAACAATGGATGAAAGCGATATTCAAAGGCTTTTACCATAATATAATGTTGATTAATAACTTAAATATATATAAAGAGATAACAATATGACAATATCATCGACTACAGTAAAAAACTCCTACGCAGGTAATGGTACACTCGATACCTTCAACTACACTTTTAAGATATTTGCAGACGCTGATATTCAAGTTATTATTAGGGATGCCACAGCAACTGAAACAGTTA